ATGCGGAGCTTACCGCAGACCTACATGCAGCTAAACGTTTGCTAGAATACTTTGGTGCTACTTTACAGGAGGACAAGGACAATGCGTGACAGACTTGGAGTTATCGGAGTAGAGAGTGTCCAAGAGCATGAAGATGGTAGTGCTACCTACAAGCTACACATGGATGATCATGCACAGGCAATGCTGGTAGAAGAGGGCATCAAGTTTATCATGCACTGTGCTGCAGCTAAGATGGACATTGGTGATGTGTACGACTGGATTCTGTCGCATATGCCACCAGAAGAAGAACCAGAAGCTAAACTACCAGAAGGTAGATACCCACTTTCAGACGATTGGTTCCGTGAGAAAGCTGCAGCATTCAGTTTCGATGAGTATGGGTTCTACGGTGAGAACAATGGGCCACTCAAAGACATTCGGCCAATGACAGATGAAGAGCGCCAGAGAGCCGCAGAGAGGGCTAAAGCTAATGGATATGAGTAACCTTACCCCGATACTGCTTGTAGCCTCTCTAGCGGCCTCTGTGTGGCTCGTATGGCGTGTTAATAAGCTGTATGATCGTATTGACAGTTTGGAGTGGCTGGCATTGATATTAGCTAAGAAAGATATAGACAGGGATAATCAAGATGACTGACGAAGAGATCACTAAGATGTGTAAGTCCCTTGCTCGACGTTATAAGAACTACAACGAGTATGAAGACCTCTTCCAAGAGGGTGCTTTAGCTATCTACGAGCATCTGAATAAAGAGCCAAACGCTTTGCCAGCCCGCTTATATCGTGTAGCTAGTACGAGAATGCACGACTACATAAATTTGGATAAACTTCCAGTTACAGTTCCAGCGTCAGATGTGGCAAGGACATTAGCTCGTGATCCAGAGGCAGAAATTGAGTCAACTTGGACACCACAGGCAGTAGAACACTTAAGACTTATGCTTTTAGGGGATGTTGTATCCGAGGATAAGGCAAACCTTACAGCACCATCTTCCGAAGACCTTTACATGAAAAGGGAACAAAATTCTCTGTTATCACAGCGTATACAAGAGGTGATGACAGCAGATGATCAGCTACTTATCTTTATGCGGTTTGCAGAAGGCATGTCACAAGCTGAATGTGGAGAGTTTATGGGAAAATCTAGGTGGTGGGTATATGATAGAGAGAAGTCAATCATGGGTAAGATAAAGACTATTGTTGCAGATTTACAACACCCTGGTTTTTTCTGATCTTTGTTACCTGCACTGAGGGCATATAGGTGTGTATATACTTATGTTCCCTCTTTCGAAAAGTCCCAAGTTAAGGTCCATGACTAGATAGGAGTCTTATGGAATACACAAACGTAACTAAGCAGCCATGTCCGTATGTAGATTGTGGTTCTTCTGATGCCTTTAGCTATAACACCCGTGGATTTGGCAAGTGCTTTTCCTGTAATCGAAGCTATCCATCCAAAGATAAGGTATATGAATGGGCCAAGGAGAAGTACCCATTAGCAGATGGCATGGAGGTAGTGACCGAAGCTAAGTCAGATGGTAGTGGCGAAGGTTATGTAGCTCACCGTGGCATATCTGTACGTACAATGACTACGTATGATGTTAAGACCAAGAGTGACAAGAGCTACCAAATTTATAACTATCCTTCTGGTGGTTATAAGATGCGTAATCTTAAAGAGAAGGCTTTTCATACTAGCAAAGGTTTTGCTACAGATGAGCTATTTGGTATGGATAAGTTTACCGCTGGTTGTTCAAAGGTCTTAACTATCACTGAGGGTGAACTTGATGCCATGTCTGTGCATCAAATGCTTACTGATGGCAATGGCAGTATGATTTACCCTGTAGTGTCCCTCCCCTCAGCTACTCCTGCCAAATCACTCTGGGAAAAATGTAAGCCTTATCTAGACAGCTTTGATAAGATCGTCTTGTCTGTAGATAATGACGAAGCTGGCAATACTGTTGCTGATAAGATTGCAAAGCTGTTCCCAAATCGTGTCTATCGAGTGCCACACGGCAAGTATAAGGATGCAAACGAGTTTCTGACCAATAGGGCAATGGCAGAGTTTAGGGCTGCTTGGTTCAATGCTAAGAAGTACACTCCAGACAATGTACTAAACACTACAGAACAGTTCCTGCAGCTATACAACGATACGCCAGACTATCAGTATGTAGAGACAGGTATCAACGAACTTGACGCTAAAATTCTAGGGTTAATGCAAGGTCACTTTACAGTTATTAAAGCTCCAACGGGGATTGGCAAGACTGAGATTATGCGATACCTAGAGTTCAACATGCTAAAGAAGGGTGTACCCATTGCCACTTGGCACCTAGAGGAAACTAAACTACGGTCCCTTTTGGGTCTAGTGTCCTATGAAGCTAATGACAATTTAACTCGTCGTGACTTAATTGACCAAAAGGAGGCTGAGGATATTGTCTTCAAGGCCATTGAGTCACTTACTAAAGATGGCAACCTTTACCAGTTCTACTTAGAGGATGGACAAGGTGCAGACGAACTGTGTGATCAGATACGTTTCTTTAGTCAGGCTTGTGGTTGTAAGTTCGTTTTCTTTGAGCCTATACAGGATGTAGTTACAGGCTCTAGTGAGGAGAGCAAAGAACAGCAACTTGCAGACTTATCTGTTCGCCTCTCTAAGATGGCTGCAGACTTAAATGTGGGTATTGTAACTATCGCACACACAAACGAGAACGGTGATCCAAAATACTGTAAGATGATTGGACAACGTGCCTCTGTAATCATTGACTTGAATCGAGATAAGGATGCCGAGGCTGTTGAAGACAAGAACACTACCTATATCAAGGTAGAGAAAAACCGCCCATGTTCTCAGGAAGGCCCTGCTGGCAAGATGCGGTTCAACTATGATACGTTCACATTACGGGAGGTTTTATGATAGAAGGTAAACACATTGCTGTGTGGTTCTCTTGTGGTGCAGCTAGTGCTGTTGCTGCTAAGATTACCTTAGAGAAGTACGGGTCTAATAACAGGGTCAGTATTGTAAATAATCCCATAAAAGAGGAGCATGAGGATAACCAACGATTTCTTAAAGATGTTGAGGGTTGGTTAGAGCACCCAATACAATTTGCAATAAACCCCAACTACCCTAATCAATCTTGCGAAGAGGTTTGGGAAAAACGTAAGTTTATGTCTGGTCCACAAGGTGCGCCTTGTACACTAGAGCTAAAAAAGAAAGCCAGACAGGCTTGGGAAAACCAAAATAAGCCAGACTACACAGTTCTAGGTTTTACTGCAGAAGAGCAAAATAGGGCAGACCGCTTTAGGTTAACTGAGCGAGATACCCTAGTTACTCCGTTGATTGATGAGGGTCTGACCAAGCAAGATTGCTTTAATATTATTTCTGGGGCTGGTATAAGTTTCCCAGAGATTTATAAGTTGGGTTTTCCAAACGCTAACTGTATCGGTTGTGTAAAAGCCAAATCTTCAACCTATTGGAATTTGGTTAGAAAGACGTTTCCTGATGTATTTGAAGACCGAGCTAAACAGTCTCGTGAGATTGGGGCAAGATTAGCGTGGCAAAAGGGTAAAAGAGTTTTCTTAGACGAGCTTGATCCAAACGCAAAAGGACACAAGTTGAAAGACTATGATCTAGATTGTGGTATATTCTGCGAGGAGGGTGCATGGAAAAACCAGTAGTATTCGATATTGAAACTGATGGTCTTTTGGAAGAGATGACTAAGATACACGTCTTAGCTTACAGCTACGATGGGAAAGAGGTCTTTCATGTAGGCGACTATGATGCAATGCGAGAGTTCTTTGCAGAGCAAGAGGTTCTTGTAGGACACAACATTATCCGCTTTGACATCCCCGCAGTGGAAAAGATTCTAGGTATTAAGATTAAGGCTCGTCTGATCGACACTTTGGCTTTGTCGTGGTATCTAAACCATGATCGACTCAAGCATGGCCTTGAGGGCTACGGAGAGGACTATGGAGTGCCCAAGCCAGTGATTAAGGACTGGGACAGCCTGACGTATGAAGAGTACGCTCACCGCTGCTCTGAGGACGTTAAGATCAACTCTCGTTTATATCGGGATTTGATGATTAAAATGACAGAGATTTACGATGATAAGAGCGACATGAATCGTATGATAGACTATCTGTCTTTCAAGCTAGACTGTGCCCGTGAGCAAGAATCCCTCCAGTGGAAATTAGATGTAGAGAAAGCCCTTAAATACTTGGCAGAATGGGAAGCACTGAAGGAACAAAAGACCCGAGAACTGGCAAAAGTAATGCCCCCTGTTGTTAAGACTAAGGTAGTTAATAAGCCAGATAAAATGTATAAGGCTAATGGTGAACCGACTGTGGCAGCGGAAAAGTGGTATGATTATTGTGCGGAATACCGAAAGCATCCTGACGTTAAATCTATTGAAGTAAAGGTCAGTGAAACCGAAGGTAATCCTAACTCTAATGACCAAGTAAAAAGCTGGTTATACGGTCTTGGTTGGGAGCCTAGAACCTTTAAGTTTACACGAAATAAGGTTACGGGAGAGGAGAAGAGTATTGCTCAGATTAGAAAAGAGGGAGAACTATGCCCATCGGTTAAAGACTTGGTGGAAAAGGAACCCAATATTAGTCTTCTTGATGGTCTCAGTGTTCTTACTCACCGTATTGGAATTCTCAAGTCTATGGTTGATGCAGAACGTGGAGGATACGTGCAGGCAACTATTGCAGGGTTCACTAACACCCTCCGCTTTCGTCACGCAAAGCCATTGGTCAACCTGCCATCGGTTGATAGGCCATACGGTAAACAGATCAGGGGCGTACTAACCTGCCCAGATGGTTATGTTTTGTGTGGTTCCGATATGACTTCGCTAGAGGACACTACAAAGAGGCACTACATGAAGCCACTAGACCCAGATTATGTAGAAGAAATGTCACAACCTGGCTTTGACCCACACCTCGACCTAGCTAAACACGCGGGCGTGATCAACCAAGATGATATTGATAAGCACAACTCTGGGGAACGGTCTCTAAAAGCCCTGCGAAAGAACTACAAGGTAGTTAACTACAGCGCCACCTACGGCATTGGTGCGGCTAAACTGGCTCGTGAAACTGGTATGTCTAGCAAGGAAGCACAAGCCCTGCTGGATGCCTTCTGGAAGCGTAACTGGTCTGTTCAGACTGTAGCTGGCAATCTGCGTGTGGTTGAGCGTAGGGGCTATATGTGGCTTCAGAACCCTGTGTCTAAGTTCTGGTATTCTCTTCGGTCAGACAAAGATCGTTTCAGCACCCTGAACCAAGGCACTGGCGTCTTCTGCTTTGATAGTTGGGTCAAGGAAATCCGTGGGATGGGAGTGCAGACTATAGGTCAATTCCACGATGAAGTAATCGTATTAACTAAGTCTGGAGAGGAGAGTACAATAAAGGAAAACTTAGAGCAGGGCATCCGCTCTGTTAACGACCAGCTAAAACTAAACGTCGAGCTTGGCGTTGATGTGCAATTTGGCAACACTTACGCAGATATACACTAAAGTATGAAAAAGTGGCTCAAAATAGCTGCAAAATCTACTTTTAGGTGTGTAATAATATATACCCGGTAACAAAAGGATACCCGACGAATGGCTAAATATGATATGGAAATGATCCTTGAGTGGGCAAAAGTCTTCCCCGAAAACGCAGACATGGGAGATGCTCAAAGCTCTAATCGAGTTGCACGAGCGGTGGCAGAGAAAGGTGGCCAGTTTATCGTAAACGCATACTTTACAAGCGAGAGTCAGATTGAACGACTTCTAGAGGAGGGGCTTAATCCTAAACCTATGAACTCTGATCGTATTGTGGAAGGAAATTCCCAGTTTGGCATTGGTAAATACATGAAGATGAAGCGTCTTGTTAAAGACGTAAAGACTTTTACTGATCGTTATGGGAAGGAGTTTACCCGAGACTTTGGCGGTGCCCCTAATGTAGTTGACTTACGTGAAGGCTTAGAAAATAAGCGTCGATGGTCTTACGGAGAGGATGGACCTATTGGGAACGGTAGCCTAGCTCGTGTTCAGTTTGAAACCTATGCTAATGGTGCTGGTGTTCGACTACTAAACATTGGAGTTCTTGACTTAGTTGAGTACGAGACTTCTAACGAGCAAGAAGATTCTTGGGCTATGGTGGTGTAATATGGCTAAATATTTCTTACAGTCGCAGACTACCCTAGAAGAAGATGGGTACGAAGAGAAGCGGACCTACCAGTTTGACACTGATGGCACCTTAGATGATATGGCCTTTAAGCTGTATAATTGGCTTCATATGGAAGGCTACGTTTATGTAAGTGCTGTTGAAATCCACAAAGACAATGGGGAGTCACACAGCAGTGCTGGGTGGTAAGGTTCTCGTAGATGGTGATATTGTAGCTTATCGTGCAGCTTTTTCCTCAGAGAAAGACTTTCAGGATGATGCTGCCAGTAAGGTGGATGAAATTATGGGTGGTATCCTTGAGAAAACCTGTGATTTTATCCACCCTACAGCCTATGAAGTTTATCTTACAGGCAGGGGTAACTTCCGTCACGAGATAGCTAAATCTGCACCATATAAAGGTAACCGCAAAGATCGTCCTAAGCCTATACACTTATCCTTCTGTAAGGATTACTTAGTAATTAACTACCAAGCTACGATTACAGAGGGACAAGAGGCAGATGACGCTATTGCTATCCGAGCAACAGAGTTAGGGGAAGACACTATAGTAGCTAGTGTAGACAAAGACTTTCTACAGCTTCCTTGCATTCATTACAACATCTTACGGCAAGACTTTACTAAGATAGGGGAGTTTGAGGGATTGAAGAAATTCTATTCACAAATTCTCACTGGTGATTCCTCAGATAATGTCTATGGAATTTACAAGGTCGGACCTAAGACTGCCGAGAAGATGCTTAAAGAGTGTACCACAGAAGAGGAGATGTGGGGAGTCTGTGTGGAGGCTTATGGTGGAGAAGAGCGTCCCCTAGAGAATGCACAGCTTGTATGGCTTAGGCGTCAGGAAGGGGAAATATGGCAACCACCAGACACTCGATAAAGTATGGTTATCGGTCTGGTTTAGAAAAGACAGTCCAAGAGGACTTAAAACAAAGGGGTGTAGACTATTCTTACGAGTCACTTAAGATTAAGTGGGTCTTACATGAGAATAAAACCTACACCCCTGATTTTATTCTACCGAACGGTATCATAGTTGAGACTAAAGGTAGATTTGTGCCAGACGATAGAAAAAAGCACTTACGGATAAAAGAGCAGCACCCTGATCTAGACATCCGCTTTGTGTTTAGCAACTCTAGGGCTAAAATACGGAAAGGCTCTAAGACTAGCTATGCAGATTGGTGTGATAAACACGGGTTTGTATACGCAGATAAAAGGATACCCGACGAATGGCTAAAACCGCAGTAGTGTTTAGTTGTGCCCATGCAGACCCATCCGTGAGTAACGAGCGGTTTGATTGGCTTGGTAGTTTCCTGTATGACCTGAAACCCGATTATGTAGTTGACCTCGGTGATGGCGCAGATATGCGTTCTCTAAATACCTACGACACCCGTTATCCACAAGCTATATGTAGTCAGAGCTATGAGCAAGATATTGAGACTTATAACGACGCTCAAGAACGTATTCGTTGGAAGTTCCGCCACCATAAAAGAAAGCGA